AGCCGAAAACTTCGGCGACAATCTGCGGAACGCCGCAGGCGGTAAGCGTGTCTGCACCCGCAAAGGAGCACAGAGCACACACGAGAGTAAAGAGCATGAGAGCGATAGAGTTCTTCTTCATGTTGTTGTCCTTGTTAAAGTTCTTAGCCCTGCCCGGTAGTTTCGCCACCAGCCGGAGTTTCGCTGGAATCGCTCGATTCAGCCTGAGCCGGAGCCACATAGCCGCCGCTCAGCTTGACGCGGATGATGTCGCCGCTGGCACCGCCTTCAAGAGCGATACCCAGGTATTCGCCACTTTCAGCGGCAACAGCCTTGCCGTTCGCATCAGACGCGAGCTTCGCGCCGAACGTGACAGAGCCACCACATTCGACTTCGGCAATGCCGTCAAGCTGCACATCGCAACGGCAACCTTCAGCAGTATCCAGTTCGCCAGTAGCGCCAAGTACGGTTTCTCCTGCACCGGCAAGTTTCACGTTACCTTCCGTGGTGCCAGCCTTGGCAAAGCGGAAAGCGGGGACCGCAGCTTCTGCGGTGAAATTGAGGACATTACCCTTCATGGGATTCTCCTTGTTGTGTTAAACATTGATGCGGTCGTATTCTTCTGCCGCCTCTGCAAACGAAAGCACACGGCCTTTCGCTTCCTGTTCAGCCTTGTACTTGGCAAGAGCTTCGCCCGCCGCAAGTTGCGGAGTGTCGTGCATTCCCGGAGCTTCGCCGAACTCCACGATCTTCGGGAGCGCGGCAACCGTCTTGGCAAGCATATCAGCGACATTCACGCGGTCATCGCCTTCGCCAAAGCAGCCTTCGCCATCGACGGGCACTTCCTGGCACATGCCAAAGACCTTCATGAGGTTATCCTTGAGCACCTGGTTGCAACGCCCTTCGGCAATCGCCTTGTCCAAAGTCTCCGAGAACGCCGCCCCGGCACGGAGGCGCTGCGCCGCAAGCTTGTCAGCCTTGAGAGCCTCATTTTCCGCCTTGAGTGCGGCATTCTCTTCGCTCAACCGCGTCGCTTCGCTAGAATTACCTTCCGGGATAGAAGCGGTCGGTTCATCGCGAGGGGGCGTTGTTGGTTGAGGATCGGGATTCCCGTTCTCCGGCGAACCCTGACCGTTCTCCTTCTCAGTAGCTTTTTCACCGCTACCGCTTCCTTCCCCCGGTTCCCCGAAGGAAGGTGCGGTGTCCGCAGTGGGTTTTTCAATGACAGTCTGTTTCGGGAAGTTGTTCGAATCCTTGATAACATCACGCACGGATTCGATATCCTTTACAGCGTATTCCGGGATCATCTTGTCGGCGGCCTCGATGCCTTCCTTTTCAATCAGCTGTTCACGCTGACTGCGAAAAAGCGAACCAAGCGATTCAAGCTTCCAGATAAGTCGTTCAAACACAGATGCGGGCACAAGCCTGTCCCATGCGAACGATTCTGCGAACACGCACACATCCTGTTCTGTCGAACCCTTGTCGCTATCGGCAAACATGCCTTCGCCAAAGCAGATTGGTGCCATCCCCTTCATCGCGGGGGCGTGTGCGCCCAAAGCCCCGAGGTGCCTTAAACCCTTTTTCAAGTTGCTGTAAACGGATGCTGAAAGGTACTTGAAGCCGCCCTTCTTAACATCCTCAGCAAAGTCGTTGTTCACGTCGTCAAGCTTCACCTTGAGCACGCCGTTTTCCACCTTCGAATCAACGATGGAACCGACACGCGGATCATCGACTTTCGGGTGTCCCTTGACGAGCGGCGGCTGGTAACCGGCCTTGAGCTGTTCGTGAATACCTTCGTTCAAATCTTCGAGGTCCGCTTCGCTAAAGTCGTGCTCGACACCGGCCATGTCTGTGACCTTGCCCGTCTTGAACGCTTCGACCCACGGTTCCTTTAGATCATCGGATTTCAAAATTTTTTTGTCTTTCATGGCTTCAAAGTTACAAGCAGAAAACCGAAAGAGGAGATGACAGAGTCATGTCCTATGTCACGGTTCATCAAGTAAGTTTGTTGCGAGGCACTATATGGACAAGAATTTTTGGATTGAAGCTTTCAAGCAGTTCGGCATCAGCATCGTATTCGCCTTGATGCTGGCCGTATTCTATACGAACGAAAACGCCAAATGGGAAAAGTCCCAAGCCGCGGAGAACACCCGCTGGGAAACGCTGTTCCAGAAATACACCGACGAACAAAGGCAGGCCATGGAAGCGATAAGGGCGTGCTGCATGGAATTTCACGGGAGGAATAAATGAGCAAAGCTGAACTCAAGCCCCGCGCAAAGGAACTCTACACCATCCATCAAATGAGCCTGGCAGATATCAGCCGGGCTATTAACGTTTCTACCCGCACCTTACAGACATGGAAGGCCGAAGAACATTGGGACGAAGCCCGTGCAGCCGTGAGCGGCGGCGAAAAGAACTTCCACGCACAACTTTTCGAGCTGGGCGAAGTCATGGCTCGCAAGATCAAGCAGGACGAACTCGACGGCGTAAAGGTCGCCCCCGAACGCTACACTGCATTGCAAAGAATCATCGACACCGCAGAGCACGCACGCAAGTACGAAGCCGTTGCACCAAAGCAGAACAAGTCCGACCTCTCCCCGGAAGAAAAGCAACAAGCAGCTCTCGCTAAAATGAAGGAAGCTCTTGGATTATGTTAGAACGAAGTCTCATAGACTACTTTTTCCCCTACCAAAAGCGGTATCTGCTTGACAAAAGTAAGGTGAAAATTCTTGAAAAGTCTCGCCGTATTGGTGGAACTTTCGTGCAAAGTTTTGAGGATGTTCAAGATTGCATTGAGCAGCCCGGATTAAAAGTCTTTTTTAGTTCCGCAGACATGACCGCCGCAGCCGAATACATGGATTACATATCCGGTTGGGTTTCAAAGCTGAACTCCATAGCAAAAACTCTAGCAGAAATCAACTGCGAAGACATTACGGAATGTGAATTTGCAGATGAAGACAAAGGCGTAAAGTCAAAGGTAATCGAATTTAACAACGGTTCAAAGATTTACGCACTTTCCAGCAATCCGAAAGCATTCCGCTCCAAGGGCGGTAAAATCGTTTGGGACGAAGCAGCACACCACAAGGATGACCGCAAAATGTGGGCTGCCGCAAAGCCTGCAGCCATGTGGGGATACTCTATCCGAATTCTTTCCACGCACAATGGAGTTAATTCGTTATTCTATCTGCTCATCGACAAGTGCAAAAAAGGCGAACTTGACTACAGCGTGCATACCGTGCCAATCCAGCTCGCAGTAGAGGAAGGCGTTGCCGACCGCATCTGTGGCAAAAAGCTCTCCAGGAAAGAACGCGAAGCATGGCTGGAGCAGGAACACAAGGGCTGTTTGACAGAAGCAATTTGGCAAGAAGAATACTGCTGCAACCCGCAGGATGAATCCAAGGCCATGATCAGCTATGAGCTCATTCACAGCTGTGAACGCCAAGGCGTGCTGGGACTTGACAATGTGAACGGCCCGCTTTATCTCGGTTGCGACGTAGCACGCCATCGTCACCTTTACGTCATCTACGTTTTCGAAGACATAGGCGACCGCCTGATTTGCCGTGCCGTCGAAGCCTACCAGAACAAGAAATGGAGCTTCCTTGAACAGAAGCTCTACAAGTTCCTCAAGCTTCCGAACCTTATCAGAGCCTGCATAGACCGCACCGGATGCGGCGACCAGTTCACCGAACGTGCCATGGAACGCTTCGGCTCCGTCAAGGTCGAAGGCGTGCTTTTTACGAACACCGTAAAGGCTGACCTCGCCATCAATCTTTTACAGGCGTTCGAAGACCAGAAAATCATCCTTGAAAAATGCCCGAAGTTCCCCGGAGTCGAAAGCCGCATAGAGGACGAACAGGCCGAAAGCATCCACGCGGTACGAAAGATCGTGACGAGTGCGGGCAATGTTCGTTACGATGCCGCGAGCACCGAGCAAGGGCACGGCGACTTTTTCTGGGGAGCGGCTTTGGCATACCACGCCAAGAACGCAAACGCGGCGGGTCCGCTGTTCGTACAGACCGCGAATCCATACGCGCTAGAAAGCACCGATTTCAGGGGGTTCTGAAAATCGCACAGAAAGGCCCTTTTAAGCCCGTTTTTCTTTTACCCTAGTAAGCGGACGTAAAACTTTAAAAAATCATTTTTCAACGAATTTGAACGGCGATTCAAAAGGATTAGAAAACTACCGAGGATTGCATGAGCAAAAAGAACAAGAAAAAGCAGAACGAGACCCAGAACAAGCGCGATTTGCAGCTTGCGAAGGAAGTCGCGACCCGGAACGTGGCGGAATACGTGTCGGGCCTTGACTACTTGCCGAACCCGGACACCATCCTACAGAAAAACGGCGGCAACATCAAGGTCTATCGCGAAATGATAGACGCTCACCTCGATGCGGTCAAGAACAAACGCTTTGCCTCCATCACGAGCCGCGCATGGACAATCGACGGGAGCAAGGGCGACGCGAAGAAAGCGAAGTTTGTCGAGGAATACCTCTGGAACATCGACCTCCGCAACACCATATCGCAGATGCTCGATGCCATCGGTTACGGTTTCGCCGTTCACGAAATCGTCTGGGATGCGGTGCAGACCGACATGGGCGTGCTCATTTTGCCCACGGCAATCAAGGACCGCAAGCAGGAATGGTTCAAGTTCGATGCGGACGGTAAACTGCTTTTGCAGACGAAGGACGGAACCCGCGAAGAATTGCCCGACCGCAAGTTCATCGTTACACGCAACCGCCCGACAGCAATCAACCCTTACGGCACTTCGGTTTACTCCCGTTGCTTTTGGCCTCTCGCGTTCAAGAAGGGCGGTCTCAAGTTCTGGATGATATTCGTCGAAAAGTACGGCATGCCAAAGGCAATCGGCAAATGCCCGCCAACGGCGACAACCGACGAGCAGCAGACGTTCCTGAAAATGCTTACCGGGCTTATCCGTGATGCGGTCGCCGTCATCCCTCAAACCGGCTCCGTTGAACTCTTGCAGACCGGGAACGGAACGAACAACCCGCACAGCGAAATCGTGCGTTGGGCTGACTCCGCAATGAGCAAAGCTTGGCTTGGCGAAACGCTCACCACCGAACAGACAAGTTCAGGCGGCACGCAGGCGATGGCGACCGTGCACAACGATGTCCGTGAAGACCTCGCTCTCGATGACGCCGCAATGATTGAATCCAGCGTGAACCAGCTTATCCGCTGGATTTACGAAATTAACTGGCCGAACGAAAAAGAAATCCCGTGGATGAACATCATCCTACCGGAAGACTTGCAGCAAGCTCGCCTCGAACGCGACGTGAAACTTACGCAGCTTGGCGTGAAGTTCAACGCGCAGTACATTACCGATGTCTATGGAATCGACGAGAAATACTTTGAAATGCTCGAAGCACAGCCGCAAGCATCAATGTTTGCGGAAGGCCCCGAAAAGAAGCCCAAAGTCCGCAACACCAGCCACGAACTTCGCAACAACGTGAATGCGTTCACCGAGCACCTTGCAGACGAATGTGAAAAAATCGATTTCCTCGCACCCATCCGCGAACTCGTGGAGAACGCAAAGAGCCTCGAAGAAGTCCGCGACAAGCTCGGTGGTTGTTTTGGAGAAATGCCGATGGATAAAGTAGCCGACGAAATGGAACAGGCATTTATTGCCGCAGACCTAGCAGGTCGTTTCGCCATTCTCAAGAAAGCAGGCATTATCGATGGCTAAGGAACTCGGTTTCAAGCAGGGAGCGTATAAGGAAGCCGTTGATTACTTCAAACAGAAAATCAACATTCCTACAAAACGCTGGAACAGCCTCAAGGGTGCGATGCACACGAGGGCGTTCACTATTGCCGGCGCAATGCGTGCCGACATCCTGCTTGATTTCCGCAACGCCGTTGACAAGGCCATTTCGAATGGCGACTCCCTGCAAGACTTCCGCGATAATTTCTACAAGATTGCAAGCAAGTGGCGTGAATCAGACCCAAGCTTTGACGCAAAGATGGAAAAACCGAAATACGGTGCATGGCGTTCCAAGGTCATCTACCAGACGAACATGCTAACGGCAGCAGCCGCAGCCCAGGAGCGACAGGCAAGGGAACTGCCCGAAGTATTCACGCACGCAAAATACGTTTGCATGATGATGCCCACAAGCCGCGAACAACACAAGGCATGGAACGGCACGGTGCTCCCTGTAAATGACCCGTGGTGGGAAAAACATAGCCCACCTAACGGCTTCGGTTGTTTGTGCGAAAAGGAATTTATCAGCAAGTACGAAATGAAAGCAGGGCTTGAAAAGGAAACGAAAGCCCCGACCCCGGCAAATGACACCACCAACATCGGCGAAAATTGGGACTACAGCATTGGCGACGCGGATGCAGAAAATCAACGGCTCAAGGAATACACGCAAGAGAAAGAAGAAAAGGTTTTCAGAAATTACCCGGAAGCAAAGAAGAACGCAAAGGGTGAAGAACCGAACATGAAGGCAAACGAAGATGACCGACATTCGGCAATTATTGAGCAAGCAAACAAGCGTCACAAAGAAAGAAGTGCAGACGAGGCAAAGACGATTCGTGAAAAATGGGCCTTGAGAAAAGACGAACGATCTTACGATGAAGAACATCGCCAATTATTCAAAGATATCGAAAAAAAATTAGGAATAAAACGCGGTTTGTCTAAAAGTCATTTAGATGCAAATTCAGGTCAAGAAAACCCGAATTTCATAGCGAATTATCGGTACTATAGAAACTGTCAAACATGTACGGTTGTTTATCAGTTACGCCGATGGGGATTTGACATAGAAGCCAAAGATTTAAAGGATTTCCATCTCACAAAAGTCCCTTGGATGGAGAGGTTTTTAAACAGGGATGGTTCTGTAATTGATTTGTCTAAAGCGTCTAATGTCTGGTCAAATAATTTTAAATCTAATATAAAAACATCAAATCTTAAATCATTCTTTAAATCAAAAACCTCAAAAAATGGGGTTTATGAAATCTATTGCCAGTGGAAAAATGGTGGAGCCCATGTTTTCAATGCAATAAAGGAAAATGGAGTTCTTGTTATGCATGATCCTCAATCGGGTCTTGCCATTTATCCCGATGACTACATATCAAGCATGAAACCATCTAAGGTTTATATACTGAGAACAGATGACAAAATTGTCAACACTAAAATGTTAGGAGCGTTTTTGGTCAAGTAAACGAAAAATCAAACGAGCACCATGGATAATGGAAAATTCACCATTATTCAATCCAACAACACAAGGAAGTCCCACAGGCATAGGCATATCACTCATATCATCTTCTGTATAAAAATGAAAAATGTACCCATATTTTTTGTCCTTAGTTATGAAATCAGCAAAATCGAACCCATTCTTTGTGGCTTCTTTAATCGCTAATTCTTTTGCCTGTTCAACCGTAATCATGATTAACCTCTCCCCCTAATATACCACTTTTTCAAAGGAAATGCAACCCCATGGCAGATTTCATCAACGCAACCATAGAACGGCACGAGTTCGACACGCTTCTCGAAATCCTGAAAGACCGTGCCGTCCATTTAAAGCCCATCATGGCCGTGGCTGGAAACATCGTTGTAAAAAGTGTCAAGCAGAATTTCCGCGAAGGCGGCAGACCCGAAAAATGGACAAAGTCAAAGAAACCCAAGGGCATGACCTTAATCGGCACTGGGGCACTCATGAAAAGCATCCACCACAAAGTTGATGATGACGGAATGGGTGTAACAGTAATGACCGGGCCGCAAAAATACGCCGCCATCCACCAGTTCGGAGGCACGACTTCCGCACATACAATCATGGCTAAAAACAGAAAAGCACTCCAATTCAATGTTGGCGGAGCGACCATCTACAGAAAGAAAGTAAACCACCCCGGCTCAAAAATCCCCGCTCGCCCCTACATGCTCCTGCAAGACGAAGACATCAAGACTATCGAAAACATGATGATTCAACACATCGTCGAAAACTCTTAACAATGAGGCACCAAATGAAGCCCACACAAACCAAGAAAGCCGCCGGCACACACTACGACATGGAACCCATCCACGAAACGATTGAAATCATCGAAGACGTTGTGACCCGCGAAAACATCCCCCGCAAGTCCGCTTATGCCATCGGAAACGCTATCAAATACTTGCTCCGTGTCGGAAAAAAGCAGGGCGAAGACTGGCAAGACGATGTAGAAAAAGCGGAGAACTACCTGCACCACGCACGAACCGGCGAATGGATAAAGGAATGAATTTAGAACAGAGACATCTGCCCGTTGTCACGCTTCTTTGGCACAAAGTTAAGGTAGCGGTAAATCGTGCGTTCGCTAACGCCCGTTTCAAAGGCAAGCTGGTGGACAGTCTTCTCGCAGTTGTCAGCCATGTAGCGGCGCACAGCGTTCGGAGTCATCCGGGATGGACAGGCTACATGGTTGCCCGCGAAGCGTTTCCAGATTCTCTTGGCGACATCAAGACCGAGGGTCTTTGCAACCCACTTTAAATCCTCGTTCGGAAGGTCATCAAATGTAAGGGAATCCCAGACGCTCATCTGTAATTCAAATATAACTAAAAACGCACGAATTTACAACAACCCAAACAAAGGAAGTAAAAATGTCGTTTCACTGTCAAGAATTAGTTCAAACGAGAATCGGTGCGATTGCAAAAAAAGACTTGCAAGATGATTCAAATTTCAAACTGCTTTTGCGAAAACTAAGAGCAGTATCAATCATGTGGGGCGAGAAATCTACAGGAAGATCGTGGAAATACCATTATGAAACAATAGCGTTTATCATAATTGAATTGAAAAAATTCGGTAAACGTAAAGATGCATACAAGTTTTCTTGTAGAATGCATAGGATTGCAGAAAAGATTTACTGCGGAAAAACTCTTTCTCCTCTTGACGCATTCACCCTGCTAGTAATAAGCAAGGACCTGATGCAGATTCTTTCGGACAAGAGAAATGAACGGCTAGCCAACGGCTACGGCGATACCTACCTGCGTCGCAACTTTTAACGCTTTCAACAGCCCGTCAAAAGTCAGTGAAATTCCCTTTTCTATAGCCTTTGATTTTATTTCGTTCCAAATTTTATTGCTTCGACTTGCATCAAGAAACTCGTAACCCAACCAGGTAATAGCAATGTTGTTCACCCAGCATTTAGAACCGCTAAGATCCGTCTGCACATCTCCAGATATAAGCTTGGCATCCACAAGAAGTTCCAGATGCTTGCGCACTTCTATCGGGTCACGACCGAAGTCTTTGACATCCCACTCTTCGTTGGCGGGAATACTTTCGATATCCAGCATGATATCACGAATTAAATCCATGTCTCTTTTCATATTAAAACCTCAGTTCAATCAAGTTCCCGATTACGCGGTAGCTTGGGTGGGTGGGTCTTGCTTGGCGGCGGTTTGGGCGGAGAGGCCGAGGGCGACGACGAGGTTGAACAGCGTGGAGAGTTGCGTGGGCGTGGGCGTGGCCGAGCCGTCTTGCCAGGAGGAGAGCACGGCGGGGGCAACCCCTACGAGCTGGGCGAGGCGTTCAAGGGGCGTGTTGGATAGGGCTATCGCTCCCTTGATGTCAAGATTAATAGCGTTATCGCTCTTGACATTTACGACATCTTTGATTAATTCATCTTTGATTGATTTTTTATCATCAGGGTCAAGCCATTCAAAAAAGCCCAAATCTGCAAGGCGCTCTCTCCAGAGTGCACCAAAAGGGCGTTTTCCCTTTAAGCTTTGTGTAAGGTTTGGCTGACTAACGCCCATTGCGTCAGCAAGTTTTTTAAGAGTACCAAAACGCTCGGAGGCAAAATTTCGGACATCTTCAGAAGAAAAATTAATCTTTTTTGAATTTTCTATTGACATTTACTTAATCTTTGATTAATTTTGTGATGTAGTGATGATTAACCACCATTACAACAAAAGTTAATAAAAAAGGAAATCAACACAATGACTGCCGATTTCACCGTCACAAAATTCTCTTGGCGAAAGGTCGCCGAAAAGGTCTCCGAACTCGCCGGGAAGCCTTACAGCGCCAACTACGTAAGGGAAGTAGCCTCGGGTTACCGCACCAACCACCAGCTCACAATCATCCTCCAAAACCTTGGAATTGTCAAAAAAGAGGTAGCATAATGATCAAGTCAATTTACGAAGAAGATGTCGAAAATAAGACATCTGCGTCTAACGAATCGTTAGTCGCAGAACCTGAAGAAAGCCTGCTCGAAACCGCCAATAAGCTTGACGCTGTTCTTGGCACGGACGGTTCTCACAACGAAATTCTTTACGGCGAGAATGGCCTTGTCACCAACGGCGAAGAGAACGCCATCATCCCGGTAAAGCAGGGGTCCGCCATTGCACCGCCCGCCGACGATTACAACCAGTATGATCCGATTACTGGAGGAGCCTTAAAAGTCCGATCTTTTTTCTTCGTCAATACTTCTATCCGTTCGGATGTAGATGCGAACGGTAACGTATGGTTCATAGCCGATGACGTGTGCAAGGCTCTTGGCTACAAGAATACGACCAAGGCGATTGCAGACCATTGCGGCAAAGTCTATGACAGCAAGGACCTTGACGGTTCCAACGAACTCGCAAAGAAGATGATAGTGAAGGACAACAAGGGTTCCGACCATGCGATGATAGCCATCAGCGAGGGCGACCTGTACCGCCTCATCGCACATTCCAGGAAACCTGAAGCCCGCGTCTTCGAGAAGTGGATATATGATATTGTGCTACCAGCCCTCAAGAAGGGAAAATACATCATCAAGCGCAAAATCGAGTTCAGCAACCCGGAAGACCAGACGAAGTTCGAAGCCGCAAAGAAGGAACTTTCGGGCCAGTGCGAACTGTTCCCGCGGATGGTTCCGAGCGTATCGCTCCCGGCAGACATCACCGACCGCCTGAACTCTGTCAAGAAACGCCTTTTCGAGCAGGGCCACACGTTCCCGAACAACAAGGAGTTCGTGAAGTTCCTCGTCAACAAGGCTCTCGAAGATTTGGAAGGCTAGGCCCATGACGGAGCTCAAGAAATCGCAGATGAGGCGCATCGTCGAGCTTGACACGCTCCGTCGCAACTTCAAGCCCGGCACCAGGGAATACCGCCTTGTCAGCAACAAGATCCACTACGAACGGACAAAGTTCCGCACCACCCCCAACCACTAAGGATTTGCCATGAATACCACTCTTATTCATCGTTCCGCAAGACCACGCGTCTCGCTCGTGTTCACCCAAGTCCGCCACTGCGAATGCTGCGGCGGTAAGTCGAACCTCTACATCAACGGCCACCACGCCTGCGGGCGTTGCCTCAAGGCTGGCCGCGTGCTCGACATGCTCTGGAAGGAACAGGTCGCACGCCAGTTCCGCTGCGAAGGCACGGTCGTTTTCTGCAACAACGACCTGCCCACCGAAGTGATGGACGCAATGAC